CTGGCGCTAAAAAAGCAGCAGACCTGTCAGCAGTAAAAGGCGGACACGGTGCTGAAAAAGCAGGCGCAAAAGAACAGGCCGATAACAAAGCATCAATTTTCCGTGGTCGTAGATAATAGAGGAGACTAAGGTTGAAAACTAACCTACAAGAACATCTGAGCTTCGATCAGGCTAAAATCGTACTTGAGCGTGATGAAGGCGAAGGCAAAACATTACATTTGAGTGGCATCTGTATTCAGGGTGACATTCGTAATGCTAACCAACGTGTTTATTCTTCTAAGGAAATTGATAGGGCTGTCAAGACGCTCAACGAACAGATTTCTGGGGGGTATTCAGTGCTAGGTGAAGTTGATCATCCTCAAGATTTACGTATCAACCTCGACCGTGTATCACATATGATCACAAAAATGTGGATGGACGGTCCTAACGGCTACGGAAAACTTAAAATGCTTCCAACTCCAATGGGTCAATTAGTAACGACTATGTTGGAGTCGGGAGTGAAATTAGGCGTATCCAGCCGTGGATCAGGCGAAGTAGACGGATCAGGCAATGTTAACGGTTTTGAAATTATTACTGTTGATGTTGTTGCACAACCAAGTGCTCCAGGCGCCTATCCAACACCAGTTTATGAACACCTTATGAACACACAAGGTGGCTATCAGGCATTTAAAGTAGCTCAAGAAGTACAAGGCGATAAACAGGCACAACGATTTATAGCAGAGAGCTTGAAAAAAGTAATTCAAGGTCTTAAATCTTAAGGAGAATCACAAATGTTAGATTTCGTAAAACAGTTATTTGAAAATAACGTGATTTCCGAAGAAACTAAGTCGGAGATTGAATCCGCTTGGGAAACTGCTGTTCAAGAAAACCGTGACAAAATCTCTACACAATTACGTGAAGAATTTGCGTCTAAGTACGAACACGATAAGACCGCGATGGTTGAAGCAGTCGAAAATATGCTGGCTGACAGAATTCAAGCCGAGCTATCAGAGTTTGCTGAAGACCGCCAAGGACTTATTGAAGCAAGAGCCAAATATGCTAAGAAGATGAAATCAGATTCAAAGGCTATGGAAGCATTCGTTCTTAATAATCTTAAGAAAGAACTTGCCGAACTACGTGAAGACCGTAAAAATGTAGCGAACAATGTTGCTAAATTAGAATCTTTTATTGTGGATGCGTTAGCGAAAGAAATCGCAGAATTCCACACTGACAAAAAAGATCTAGCAGAAACTAAAGTTAAACTTGTTAGAGATAGCAAGGCTAAATTTGAAGCAATCAAGAAAGACTTTATTGCTAAATCTGCTGCGATCGTTCAAGAAACAGTCTCTAAAGGACTACGTTCTGAAATGAGTCAATTAAAAGAAGATATCGAAGCAGCTCGTAAAAACGATTTTGGTCGCAGAATTTTTGAAAGTTTCGCAAGTGAATATGCTGCTAGTCATCTAAATGAAAAATCTGAAACAGCAAAACTTCTTAAAGTTGTAAAAATCAAAGAAGAAGCAGTTGCAGAAGCAGAAGCAAAAGTTGCTGAAGCAGAGAAACTAGTAGAAAGTCGCGAAGCAGAAATTGCTCATATGAAAGATAGCGCAGCCAGAAACAAGGTTATGGAAGAACTTCTATCACCTTTAAGTAAGGACAAGCGCGAAGTTATGAGTGAACTTTTAGAATCTGTTCAGACTAATAAGTTACACAACGCTTTTGACAAATACATTGGCGCCGTGATGGACGGTAATGTACCAGCGAAAAAAGCGTTAACAGAAGGCAAAGAAGTTACAGGCGATAAAGCACAGGCACAATCAATCGGCAGTGGAGAAAAAACTGCTGAGATATTTGACATCCGCAGGCTTGCGGGACTTAAAGTTTAAGGAGAACAACAAATGTCACAACTATTAGAGTCACGCTGGTCAGAAACCAAAGATGCCCTTCTAGAAGGACTTCAAGGTAACAAGCGTACTGTTATGGCAACCACTCTTGAAAATACTCGCAAGTATTTGTCAGAAAGTGCTACAGCAGGTGCTACTTCTGCCGGCAACGTCGCAACACTAAATCGCGTCATTTTACCAGTAATCAGACGTGTAATGCCAACTGTCATCGCAAATGAATTAGTTGGTGTTCAACCAATGACTGGACCAGTAGGGCAAATTCACACACTACGTGTAAGATATGCAGATTCATTTAACAGTGCATCTGGAACTGACACAACAGCGGGTGAAGAAGCACTATCACCATTCAAGATTGCAGAAGGATATTCTGGTGCTGCTGCTAACGATAAAGCGGCTGCAACTGCTGCTTTAGAAGGACAAGCAGGTAACAGATTATCAATTCAAATCTTGAAACAAACAGTCGAAGCGAAAACTCGTAAATTGAGTGCTCGTTGGACTTTTGAAGCAGCTCAAGATGCACAAGCTCAACAAGGCATTGACATCGAGGCTGAGATTATGGCAGCTCTTGCACAAGAGATTACTGCTGAAATCGATCAAGAGGTGATTGGTTCACTTAACTCATTGGCTGGTACAGCCGCATTAACATACGACCAAGGTGCAGTATCTGGTACTGCTACTTTCGTTGGTGATGAACACGCAGCACTTGCTGTTCAAATCAACAGAGTTAGCAACTTGATTGCACAGCGTACAAGAAGAGGCGCAGGTAACTGGGCTGTTGTTTCACCAACAGTATTAACTCTGTTACAATCTGCAACTACTTCTGCGTTTGCTCGTACAACTGAAGGTACTTTTGAAGCACCAACAAACACTAAGTTTGTAGGAACTTTAAACAGTGCAATGAAAGTTTATGTTAACGGTTATGCTACAACTGATGACGTGTTAATCGGTTACAAAGGTTCATCTGAATCAGATGCAGCAGCGTTCTACTGCCCATACATCCCATTGATGTCAAGCGGTGTAGTACTTGATCCATCTACTTTTGAACCAGTAGTTTCGTTTATGACTAGATACGGTTATGTTGAGTTATCAAACACAGCATCATCTCTAGGTAATGCAGCGGACTACTTAGGAAAAGTAGCGGTTACAAGTGCGAACTTACGTTTTGCATAATAAGTAAAAACCACACTTTACAGTGTATTAAAAGGGCGG